CACCGGGACGGCGGCTCGGAAGCCCCGCAACGGCAGAGAACTGCTCAAAGCTCGGGAGCTGGCTCGATCAGTTCGCCAAGGGTGGCCCTCAGTTCGACTTTGTGTGCGTGCACTGGTACGCCCCGCCGAACGTTGATTCTTTTTTGAAACAAATTGACGCCACGTGGGCCAAGTACCAAAAGCCCATATGGATCACGGAGTTTGCGGTGGCTGACTGGGCCGGCAAGTACCCGGGTGGCTACCCTGTGGAGCAGGTCAAGGCGTTCATGACGGCTGCGTGCGCTGGCCTCGAGGCACGGAGCTACGTGGAGCGTTATTCGTGGAAGACTCGGTCCACGAGTGATGCTGCACTTGGCACGAGTGCCCTGTTCAATGACGACGGCTCTTTGACCGAGCTTGGTCTGATTTATTCTAAAATTTAATAAAATGTCCAAGGCTTGAGATATCTCGCATTAGGCTCGAACTTCACAACTCTATAAACATTGTTGTTTTTGTTCCCAATCGTGAAGTTGCCTGGTGGGAGGACGCGCTCCCCCAACCACGACCACCTCACGCGTGGATTTTTCTTAATGTTTAGGACGGGTGTTTTGTTGTTGAGGGTCAGGGCGAGGACCACACCCTTCTTTGAAAAATTCTTTTTTGAAAAAACTTTTGCAAATTCTTTTTTGTTTGTCCAAGAGGTGGGTCCGTTCTCACGGGTGCGGATGTTTCCCACATTGTTGACGGCCATGCCACGGTAAAGCACGAGGCCCGGGTGGCGTGGCGCCGCCAGCGTGAAGAGCCGTCTGATCATGACGGCCATCTCACGGGTGTTGTTCGGGGCGTTAGGGCTTCCGGTCGTCTTTGATTTTCTTTTTATATTTTGGGAAACCTTTGTCCTGGTCCACGCGTTCATCACGGTGCTCGTGAGGATGGAACCACGGGCCGTGCGGCCTGCGTGGCGGTGGTCGGCGGTCCGGATGGCTGAGCGAGGCCGCGGGGTGCGGCGCCCCGTCGGCGCATCGCGCTTCATTAAAGGGTACATACATTTTATTACTATGATTCCGCCAAACGGATCGATTATCCGGTTTGTCAAGGGGTTCTATAGGGACCGGGCCTATCTGGTCGTGCATGATGGCCAACTCCGGTCATGGGACGAAAAGTTGGAAATTATATTTTGGGAATTTTTCACAGATGGGGAGAGGCTCGGACCTCTTGGGGAGGCCAAGTGGAACCCCTGCTGTGAACAATTACGGGTCTCGTGGGAAATCATAGGACACATAGAGAACTGGACACCCGTGCCTATATGACGGGCTGGCACCTACTCGCCAATCTGACGATAGGTTTCCACATGCTTGAAATAAAGTTGCTCAAGGCGCTTACATGCGAGCCTTGAGGTACTTGGCCACCTGAATGGCGGCCAGGGCGCCCGCCACCTGGGCGACGATGTACGGCGCCGCCGTCGCGAAGTTCATCTCACCCTTGAAGAGCATGGCCAGCGTCACGGCCGGGTTGATGTGGCCGCCCGAGAAAGGGCCGATGAGCAGGATCACGGCCAGGAACGTGCCGGCGACGATCAGCGGGCTGCTCGTCATGACGATGGCCAGCACGAACACAAGGGTCCCGAAGAACTCGGAGAGATAATGAGTGTACATTTAGTATTATAAAACAAAAAATATCTATAGAGTCAAGATGGACCAGGTTCTCGTTCTTCACCACGTGATTGTGAAGCACGCGAACGCTGCCAAGGTTTATGGAATTTATAAAATTACGAGCGGCTCAATAGTTCGTCGGCGCGAATACGGTCTGCGGGTGGCGCCTGGCCGCATCGGCACGCGCCAGTTCCGGTGTGTGGGCAGCTGCCCCGAGCTTTCGACCCAGTCATCAGCCACAGAGCCAGTGCCACGAGTGCAAGGATGATCAACCAGTTCATAAGGGCCATTTATCATAAGCCGCGAAAAAAAGGCTTACTCGAATTTAACAAGGTCCGCGACAAACTGGGGTAGCACGCGCGCCAGGGTGCGCCACGCACACATCACGCGCCGGGTCGCCCCCGTGAAAATTATGGACTGGAGATATCTGTCACCTTTTGTCCTTTCATGCAGATCCCATATGATCTCAATCACCCCAATCAGACTAACTTTTGAAAATTCTAAATTTGAAAGATCGATGTACGTGTGAACGGGCAAGGCCCGACTTCGGACCTGTTCGATGACTTCCTGGATCTGGCAGTATTCGACCGGTTGTGACTCTATGTACTTGGGGACGTTCACCACGAGTGCATGGCTCCCCTCCCACTCGAGCCACATTAAATTTTAAAAATATTTTTAAAAAGTAGTAATGGTCCCGGTGTGGGCCATCTATAGTTATTGGTCGACCGCCATGGCGGCCCTATGGCTCGTGGGGCTTTTGCCCTTTTCACCCCTTGCGTCATGTGTGGCGACCCTCATAGGAAGCATAGTATTCGCTATATGGGAGGGTACTATTTCAGACCCATAGGGGTGTTCATAGTGGCGACCCATGTCATACCCGTCTTCATTCTCAGAAGAACAAAATTTAAATTTTTTAAAAATTTTTTAATTTTTATAATTTACAACTTGGTGCTACTCGGGACCGGTACCAACTTCAAAAAAGTTTATGAACAAGTTTTTCGAGAAAATCCCCAAACCATAGGTGCCTACCTGCGTCAGCGGGGGCTCATGTGAAAATGTGTGGTGGGGACGGCATGGCCCGGACTGGATAGGGGCCCTATCAAAAAATGGTTAACACGTTTGTGCCCTTTGCCGACATCGAGGCCTGTGCCAAGGCTCTGGACTACCGTCGGCTCGGAAAGCAACGGGTCGAGGCGTGGCAGTTGTGGAGGGTCCTCATGGGAAAAGGGAAGAAACTTCCCGACGGTACCGAAGGCCCTCCCATCAAGGGTTGGGTGAACCACCCGGCGACCCTTATGTGGAAGGGCTACACGTGCTTTCTTGCGAAATATCTGAACGCTATGATTGACGAGTGGGTGGCTCGTGGCTACCGCAACACCATGCAAAAGGTCGAGCACTGTACGAACCCGCGACCTCCGTGGTGGTGGGGGTGGGAGCCGATCCACAAGTCGCACCAAGCTTCTCTCAACCGGAAAAATCCTGAATATTATCATTTCGAGGTGGGTGAGTGGGCCGATTGGGGCTACGTATGGCCATCAAAGGTTGGATCAAAAATTAAAAACCCCGAGCCCCGTGACGTGTGCGAGCCCTTAAAAACAGGTTCTGTGACCGTGAAGGAGTCAGGCCCGACTGGTCAAGTACCCAAACACAACCATGGCTCTCCAGATTCTCAAGAGCCTCGAGACCACTGCCAGCCGTCTTGAGAAGGAGGATATCCTAGGCGAACACGCCGACGACCCCGTTCTCAAGACTGCTTTCCGCCTGGCTCTTGACCCGCTCGTTAATTTCTATATTAAAAAGGTTCCCGAACCGGACGCCTCCAAGGGCGTCATCCAGCCGCCCGAGCGCCTGTCGCTCGCTTCCGCTTTTCAGGATATGCAAAGCAAGATCTGCTCACGTTTGCTGCGCGGTCACGATGCGCGCGACCACGTGGCGTTCCTGCTTGGCTGCATGTCACGGGACGACCAGGAGGTTCTCCGCCGCGTCATCGGCCGCAACCTCAAGTGCGGTGTGAGCGACGCGACCGTAGAGAAGATCTGGCCGGACCTCAAGCTCAGCTACCCGTGCATGTTGGTCAGCCCCCTAAACGAAAAAACAAAAATTAAATTTCCTTGTATCGCCCAGACCAAGATGGATGGCATGCGCTTCAACGCGATCTGCGAGAACGGCACGGTGCAGTACCGGTCGCGCGCCGGCAAGGAGCTCGACCTCTTTGGTGCTCTCGATGCCGAGGTGGCGGGCCTGGCGGCGCACCGCGACTGCGTGCTGGACGGCGAGCTGTTGATGTTTCGCCCTGGGGGCGACTTTTACGACCGCAAGACGGGCAACGGCCTTCTGACCAAGTTCCAGAAGGGCACGGGTACGCCAGAGCTGGTGAAGCTCGTCCACGCGGTCGTCTGGGACGTGATCCCTCTCGCGGATTTCCGCAAGGGTCGGTGCGACTTGACGTACGAGGACCGCCTGAAGCTGCTCGGCGCGAAAGGCACCATGCACATTAGCGTGGCGCACTCGCACACCGTCAACTCGATGGCCGAGGCACAGGAGCTGTACCGGCACAAGTTGGATGACGGCGAGGAGGGTCTGGTTCTCAAGGACCCCAAGGGCCCGTGGGAGGATAAGCGCGTCAAGCACCAGGTCAAGATGAAGGCGGAGCTCGAGGCGGACCTGCGCGTCACGGGGGTCGTGCCGGGGACGGGCAAGTACAGGGGTAAGATTGGCTCGCTGATGGTCGAGTCGATGGATGGCGTCGTGAAGTCGGCGGTCGGCACGGGTCTGGATGACGACGAGCGGTCTTGGGACCCCAAGGAGTTCCTCGGTAAGATCGTAGCCGTCAAGTACAACGCGCTGATCGAGGACAAGAAGACGGGTCAGAAGTCCTTGTTCTTGCCCGTTTTTATAGAAACGAGGTCTGATAAGAGTGTGGCTGACGTCCTCTAGTTTCTTCGTGCGGACCGTGGTCTCATAACTGACCGTGGTCTTCTAGGGACGGCGACTGAGCGCGGCCTCTTCATGGACGGGCGTTTAGGCAATCCAACTACGAACGCATAGTTATAGGAGCCGCGTTTATTTTCAGCGCGGCACGGGGGTGCGTAATTGATCTGGGTCGCTCCCAGCGCCTTCATAATTTTACCTGAAACTGGAAGGTTTCCCGTCTTAACGAGGCGTTCTATATTTTGCGAAACCTGCCAAAGAGGGATGCGCGTGTTTCTAGACGCGTTCACAGCCGTCTTGCGCAATCTGAAACCTATCTTTTGTCCTCTATATTTTTCTTTAGTCTCTCCGTAGTGTATATAGACGCCTCTATTAAAGTTGTTTAGACAAACGGGTTCTAGTTGGATGTAGCCCTTTTCACCGACGCTCAGAGTCGCGTAGGGCCCTCCCTTATTTATTGGCTCGTTTAATCTATTTATATTCATATTGGCATTCTTCAATTTATTAAGTGCATTGACATACCTATTGAAGGTG